CCTGGCTTCCGAGCCGCGTTATACCTCGTGTCGTGCGGGGTGCCGTATGAGACAGCTTTCGAAATGGATCCGGCAGAGCAATGGGCCGCTTGCGTGATTTTTGGTGAACTCGGGATGAACGCGCGTGCGCCGCTTCGGTATGACTGGACCAGACAGGTCTGGGATGGGGTTAATGGCGACTAAAATTGGCCTCAGCGACGTTTTGCGTCGCCTGCGGTTCTCTGAGAACGTGTTGCGCCGCGCGGCGCAGGGTGCCCTCAGCGAGGCAGCAGAGGAGATGCGTCGCAACATTGCACTTGATTTGCTTTCGCGTGATGCGCTAGCGAGCCGAGAGAGCAGGGGCAACGAAGCGGCTCTTGCTGCGGCCATCGCGGTGAGTATCGACGGCGCGGCAGCGGTTGTTGGCGTTCGTACTAATGGCGTCTGGCCGGAGCTCGCGGACATTGCTAAGCGGCTTGAGTTCGGTGAGGCCGGCGCCGAGGCTTTTCTGGCGCCCAGAGCTGCAGAGATGTCGGAGGCGGTGGCACGGGGAATGGTGCAGCACTGCATCAAGGTGTGGGTTGATCAGACTGCTGGCCGGGAGACGGTCGCGTGATCGAAGCATTCGAGATTGGCGTTGGTTTGGCTTTAGACACCGCGGCCGCCGAAACCGCCTTGAAAACCCTTTCTGTTCAAATGGCAAGTTTTGATGCCGCGATAACGCAACTACAGTCGCGTTTTTCCGGCATTGGGAATGCCGTCAGCGGATTCAATCTACCCAAATTCGACCAAGAGATACGCTTTGCGATATCTGACACGATGCACGGCCGGACGCCACCGAGCTCTGATACAGGGTCAGTCTATGGGATGACGACCCAAATTGGCCCGGCAAAGGGATCCTGGCAACAGTATTCTGATCCCGGATCGAACTATGAAGACTCGTTGTCGCCTCTGGGCGGAGGCATGAGCGTGCGGATGCCTCAATCTTCATCGGTTTTGACGGGAGTGGACGAGCGGTCCGAGAAGGCGGGGTCTACATCGAGCGTCGAAAATGGATTTGCTGACGAAGGGCCCTGGCGTAGAGGTACGACCGATGTCGGGTCCGCCGAAACGAAGGTTGGTGAGAACTCGAGTGATAGATCGTTCTCAGAGCAGGCTCCGCCATTTGTTGCGAATCCTTCCGATGTGGCGATCACAGGAGCCGCCTTTCCGTCTGGCGACATGGGTGGATTCCTTGATATCTGGAAGACGGCGGGTTTAAGTGGCGGCGCAGAAGGTCTTTCCACCAACGCGAGCGACCGGCGGGTTGTCACCGTCCCAGAAGTAAACGTAAACCATCAAGGGCCGGATGTTTCGCGAACCACGGGCGATCTATCGTCGGCCATTTCAACCGCCATAGGCAGTGATGGTGCTGCCGCTCCTTTCGCTTTTGATCAGTTAGACTCTACCATAGGGGAGTTGGTAAAGCGTTTGACTGATTATGCTGCGGGTTCCGTTACTGGGGCGACGGCCGGCTCTGGCGTCGTGCCCGGCCTGCTCTCAAACGGAACCTGGCTTGACGGGGTTCAGGCGCAGGCTGGACGAGAATCGGAGTCGAAGATAGGCGGCGGAGCCGTGAATGGGCTGCATAGCCTGGAACCGGATGAGCTCAGATCGTTCGTCGATGCGGCAGTGCCACCCGCATCTTGGCAGAGGACCATGGTGCCACCAGTTCCACACGAATATTTGGATTTGAACGGCTCCGGCGGAGCCGCAGCAGAACCGGGATCTCAGGCGACCACGCCGACCGCGCGGGGAAACGGCGGGGCCGAAGACTTGGAATCAGGCGGCGGGGTTTCGCTTGTTGTGCATACCAGCGTCGAACTTGACGGAGATGTTATAGGTCGTGCAGTCGGAGAACGCATGATTGCCTGGATGAACGGGCCTTTGGGCGGTAATGGTGCGTTTGATGCGCGGCGCTCCTATACACCGATTGAGTCATAGGACGTGCCCGACACATTTGTATCGCTGGGTGGCTACACTTTTTCAAGTTGGGGCGTGCCAGAGCGGATCAATGGTGGGGGGCGTCAGCGCCTGGCGATTCATCAGTTTATCGGCGGAGGGCGGAGCATTGATGTGATGGGCTGGGTACCCGAACAAATCAAATTCTCAGGGCGCTTGCGGGGGGCGAATGCGTCTCTCTCCGTGCGGTTGCTCGAGACGCTCGCGCGGGTCGGGGTGCCTGTCGTATTCGGCTATTGGACCAACCGCTACCAGGTCGTCGTTTCTAAACTTGCTTGGAGCTTTGAAAGATTCTATGAGATCACCTATGAGTTGACACTCGAGGTTTTGACGGATCTGACGCAAGATGCTTGGCGGAATATTACGTTGAGTGTCGATGGTGCAGTCAATAGCGACTTAAGTTATGTTCAGAACGTAACGGCGCAGGTGCCACAGTTGACGTCTGGAATTGTCGCTATTACGGCAACTCTGGGCTCAATTGGTAGCCTGCGGACGGCGACGGCGAGGAGAGTTGCGCCGGTGGTTGATGCAGTGTCCAATGTTATCGCGATAGCGAGTAACTTACAAGTATCATTGGATGCCGGCTTACCGGTCGCAGCGGCAGGCCAGGTCATTGCCGGGGGGAATCCCGGCGCTATGGCGGCTGCGTTACTGACGGAGGCATCGGTAATGGCGCAACTCGCAGCGGCGGTATCTGCGGTGGCTATTATGACCCGTGTCAAGTTAAACTTGGTCTCGATCGGACAATGAGCGGCACAAAAACTGTAACGGTCGCTGGCGGCAACCTTTTCCAGATTGCTGCAGCGCAATTGGGCGATGCAACCCAATGGAATCGGATCGCTTTGCTGAACGGTTTATTAGACCCCTTTTTGACTGGCGTGCACACGCTGCAAATCCCCAGCATCGATCCGAATGCCGGCAACGGAGGTATTCTATTCAGTCGATGAGGGCAGATTTATGAGCGGTGTCGGGCGCCAGCCGCGTATGGTTCTGACTGTGAATGGAATCGAGGTTCACGAGATCTTGGCGGCTTCGGTTCGCCGGAACAATCATCTGGCGGCGGATGGATTTTCAGTAAAGCTGGCATTGAACCGTATTTCGGCCTTTGGCGGATATTCGCAATGGAGCGAGGCGAATAGGATTGACGCGACACTGGCAATGACATCGGATCAGAATGGACCAGTGGGCGTCATTTCGGGTGTGGTGGACGAAGTGACGGTCGACATGGCCAAGTCGACGCTGACGCTGACGGGTCGTGACTATTCCGCCCTGTTCATTGAGACTTTGACCGCGGAGAAGTTTCAGAACCTCACGAGCAGCCAGGTGGCGGAAACCCTCGCTGCCCGGCAGGGACTGCAAGCACAAATTACGTCAACGTCGGTCTTGACCGGTAAATATTATGATAGCGATCATGCGATGGTGACAAATGAAATCTCTCAATGGGCTTTGTTGAGCTATCTTGCGCAGCGCGAGGGATTTGATATTTTCGTAGAAGGAAAGGTGTTATATTTTCAGCCGGCGGCAAATGAAAGTAACAGCACGCCGTATGATATATTTTTCATGGATGCCGGTGCAAATATCCCCTCAAATGTGCAGCGGCTTTTGATGCGGCGCAAACTGGGCCTCGCCGCGGATGTCTTGGTCAAGGTGATATCCTGGAACCATGAGCGCAAAACTGCTATCACATCCACTCGCCGGGCGCACAAAATCAACAGCGCAACCGCTAGTGGCGGCGATCGTGCGGCTCAGTATACGTTTCGTGAGGCGGGGCTGGCCCAGACGCAAGCCGATACAACCGCACTCACGAAACTGACGGAGCTGGCCCAACACGAGCGGATCATTGAATTCGACTTGCCGGGCGACCTCACGCTCACACCCCGTTCGCTCCTTCGGTTAAGTGGCACCGGGACGGGATTTGATCAGGTCTATTTTACTTCGGAGATGCATATCAGTTTTGACCAGCGTCACGGGTTTTCGATGCGGGTGCTGGCCAAGAATGCCAGTCCTTATGAAGTCATGAACTCATGATCGAGGGGCTGCGAGACGTTATACAACGTGAGGTCGAGCGGGCACTACGACGTCGGGGCTGGCCGCGGATTGGAGTCGTCGATAGTTACGACCCGACTCGTCACGCGGTCAAAATTATGTTCGAAGACGAAGAAAAGCTCTCGAACTGGGTTCCCATCGGGTCAGCCTGGACCGGAAATGGATGGGGCTTGCATATGGCTCCGGTAATTGGTGCGCAAGTCGTGGTATCGTATCACGATGGTGACTCGAATGTGGGGTTTGTGTCGCATCAGTTGTTTAGCCAAGCCGACAATCCGTTGTCTGTTCCGTCAGGGGACATGTGGTTGCAGCACAAAAATGGAAACGCGTTTAAGCTGCATTCTGATGGCCTGGTGGAGCTCGTTTCGGGTAATGTGCAAATCGGCACGTCCGGGGCAACATTTCATCAGCTTGTGCATGATTCAATGGTCGAGCTTTTTAATAACCACACTCATTCAAATGTTGAGGCCGGTGAATCAAATTCGGGTCCACCAATGCAGCAGATGACGCAAACGGAGTTGACGCAGAATGTGAGAGCCTGCTGATGGCGGATTTATATCAGATCTGGCAGCAAGACTTGTCGTTTGATTTGACATCGGACCTGAAGTTGGCCACCGGCTCGGAGGCTGGGCGGCAACGTGTTTTGCGTCGTTTGCTGACCAACCCAGGCGATTACTTCGCCCATTCCGACTATGGTGCCGGACTGCCCGCAAAAGTTGGATCGCTGACGACGCCGCCGGAATTGCAGGCGCTGGTCCTGTCCCAGATGCTGCTCGAACCCGTCGTTGCGCAAGATCCGCCGCCAACGGTGAGTGTGACCAGTATAACAAATGGCGTTGCGATCCTGGTGACCTATAATGATGCTGTTACGGGTGGGCCCGTTGTTTTGGCGTTTGATATACGAAGTTGATTGCGGCCAACGCGCAAATTGCCTGATGAGGCACTGGTGCAAATCTCATGAGTGAAAGTGTAACCGGTCAGACCCAGGGGTTTTCGGCGTTGGTCAGCGGCCAGGTGGTGGTCATGCAGGCTCAGGCGGATCCAACGGCACCACTGGATTTTTCTATCGGTTCCGTATTGCGTGCGCTGGTTGAAAGCACAGCCTGGCTGGGTTTGTGGCTGCAAGGACTCATTTTGCAGGTTTTGACGCTGACCCGCGCATCGACGAGCAATGGCAGCGACCTTGACAGCTGGATGGCGGATTTCGGCGTCTCGCGCATTGCGGCGACGTTCGCGGGGGGAGCGGTCAATTTTGGGAGGTATACGCCAACGTCCGCGGCCGCGGTGCCGGTCGGAGCGCAGGTTATGTCGGCCGACGGAACACAGATTTTTCTTGTACGGGCCGACCCAACGCAGCCCACCTTCAGTGCCGTATCGAACGCCTATATTATCCCAACTGGCGTCGCCTCCGGCATGGTGACGGTACAAAATACCGTTGCAGGCACCGCCGGCAACGCCGGAATTGGTTTGATATCGATTTTATCGACACCCATCAGCGGCATTGACTATGTGACGAATACGGTGGCAATGGCCGGCGGTACGGCGGCGGAGAGCGATGCAGCTTTGCGCACCAGGTTTCAGGCGTTTATCGGTACGCGCGCGCAGGCGACAACCGGCGCCGTCGGCTATGCCGTCAGCAGTACGCCAGGCGTCGTCAGCTATACGATCACGCAGAATCAGGATTATGCGTCTCCTTATGCTTATGATCCCGGTTCATTTTACGTGGTGGTGGACGATGGGAGCGGGGACCCACCGGCCGCGCTGGTAACGACTGTTGCCGGTAACGTCGCAGCGGTTGCGGGGTGTGGCATAAGATCAGCGGTGTTCGGGGCCTTGAACGCGCCAGTTGCCATTGCGATGACGCTGACGGTCGCCACTGGGTATAATAACAGCGGCGTCGCGCCAAGCGTGCAAAGCGCGGTGACGACGTACGTCAGTTCGCTGCCCCTGGGTACAACGACGTTGTCGATTGCCGGGGTGTCGGCCATTGCCGTTGGTGTGACGGGCGTTGGCTCGATTGCGGGCGTCACAATCAACGGCGCATCGGCGGATTTCAGCCTTACGTCTGCGGTTTCGAATCAAAAGGTAATTCGTGCCGCCTCGGTCACGGTACTGACGTAATGGCGACTGGCGATCAACCGGATTGCGCGAATCGGCTATTGGCTCTGCTACCTCCCTGGTTTGTGCCCGGTGGCTCTTCGACATTGGGCGTGGTTTTGCAAGGGGCAGCGTATGTTTCGTCGTTCGCCTATTCCCTTATTGCGTTTGCGCGTCAACAGACACGTATCGGCACCGCGACCGGTGGATGGCTTGACCTCATCGCTTACGATTATTTTGGCTACAACATTCAGCGCTTGGTGGGTCAGGGCGACGGCTCGTTCCGGGCAGAAATTGAAGCGAATATTCTTCCGTCCGCCGGCTCCCGGCAGGCGCTGATTTCCGCGCTGATCAGCTTGACCGGGAGGGAGCCGGATATTTCAGATCCGTGGAGTCCGGTAACAGCGAGCGCTTACGGCGTCGGCACAACTGCCTACGGCGAGGCCGGTGTGTATGGCTCGTATGCGATGCCGGGTGAGTTTTTTATCACCGCGTTTCGGCCGGACGATGGCGTTCATATGGCGACGGATGCGCAGATTTACGCGCGGATTGCGAGTGTTATCCCTGCCGGTTCACGGGCGTGGACGGCGTTGGCAAATTAGGCGAGGCTCATGGATCGCGTTATTGTCTATCCCGGCACGGTGCCACAAGACGGCGATATTTTGTCGACCAATAAGAATGCAATGATATCGGATGCGTTTATCATGCAGTCGATATTTGGTTTGAATACGGTTGCGGCGGGGTTGAATTGCACGCCCGGTACGGGCCTCAGCGTGGTCATTGGACCCGGGACGCTCAACCAGGTTTTGCCAGTGGATGCGACAGCATATGGATCGCTCGCCGCAGATACGTCTGATGCACTGGTCAAGACGGGTATCAACCTCAGCCCAACGGTTCTTGCGCTTTCGGCGCCGGTGGAGGCAGGCACTTCCATCAACTATCTCATTCAAGCGCAATTTGTGGAGCAAGACGAGAATCCGATAACGCTGCCGTACTTCGATGCGGCCAATCCGACGGTTCCATACACCGGCCCACTTAACGGAGGTGGCACGAACAATACCGTGCGTCGCCAATTCGTTCAGCTTCAGACGGCAGCGAATGTCATTGCGGCGCCGAGCGGCACACAGACGACGCCTGCGGCTGACACGGGGTTCGTTGGACTTTGGGTCGTGACGGTTGCAGCCGGGCAGACGGCAATTTCGGGCGGTAACATCACGCAATATGCCGGTGCCCCGTTCGCACCGTTTTTGTTGCAGCATCTTCGCCCAGGTTTCTCGTCGCAGCGGGTCTTTCCGGCCTCGGCCACGTGGCAGGTGCCAGCTATGGTAAATTTGGTTCGCTTGCGGATTTGGGGAGGTGGTGGTGCGGGCGGCGGCGGGGGCGGGTATGTGGGTGGCGGCGGCGCCGGCGGCGAATATGTTGAGGCTGTGGTCAGCGTCACGTCTGGAGCATCCTATGTGGTGACGATCGGGGCCGGTGGGGCTGCCGGCATCGGTAGTGGCAGCGCGGGCGGAAACTCCTCGTTTGGCGCGCTGGCAACGGCGACCGGTGGTGGGGGTGGCGGTGCCGGCAACGGAACGAACGTGGGCGTTGGCGGCGATTTTGGGGGGTCTGCCGGCTTAAGCACCGCGGTTCAGGGTGATCCGATCATTCTATCCGGTGTTGGCGGCGGCAATGGTCTGAGCTTTGGTACGGCCGGCGTTGTGATCAGCGGGACGGGTGGCGGATCGGGCTATAGCGGCACGGGTGCGCCGGTTGTTGCGGCCCCCGTGAGCGGCAGCATCAATGGGCAGAGTGTCACTACGCCGGGATGTGGCGGGTCAGGTGGCATCGGGTCCGGCACGGGTGGAACTGGTGCCAATGGTCTCATCGTGGTGGAATGGTGACGGTCGGCCAACCTCCTGTTATTCGCCCAACGCCGGTGCTTCCGTTGCTGCAAGGGCCTGGAGAGTGATCAATGGATGTTGCAAGCGGGGCTGCGGTATTTGGTCTTTGTCTGACAATGCTCGGTCTGTTATTCACATTCGTGCGTTTTGTCGGCGCTGGGATTGAGTCAGTTCGAATGGAAATGGCCGAGCAAGTCAGAGCGGCGCGGGTCGAGAGTGAGGCGCGGCTCGAGAAAATTGTCGAGAGCGAGTTGAAATCACGGCATTTAATGATTGGCAATATTACCGCCATTACCAGCAAAATTGAAACCGATCTGGACCGATTGAAACGTGAATCAGTTCGTCGTGAGGAAGTGACGTCACTTGAAAATCGCATGAATACGATTTTGCTAAAAATCGAGACGAAACTTGATAGCCTGGTTTCGAGACTTGGCGATTTGCGTGGTCTGGAGGCGCAGATCAAAGCGACGGGTGAGCGACTCGATGAAATATCCAAGCGTCTGGAGCGCAGCGAATTATAAGACCCGTCGCTGCGCCACGGTGCTACATTTTTTCGGTCGCGGAATTTTCTGTTGGGATCGCTGCAGATATTGGTGGGTGCGACAGGGATTGAACCTGTGACCCCCGCCGTGTGAAGGCGATGCTCTTCCGCTGAGCTACGCACCCGAGGCCGACCAGAGGACGCGTTCTTAGGGGGTTTTTGCGGGGCAGGCAAGCCCTGACGATCCACGATAATTCGAAGGAAACCAGAACGGCACGCACAAATCCGTGCCCAATCCGTGCCGGAGTTCTTGGTATGTTCGCTTTTGCGAGGGTGGGCAGTAAAAAGGCAGTGCATCTTCAAGCGTGCGCTAGGTGCCTTTGCGTGAGGCGATCGCCCGATCGGCGCGCACACAATCTCAGCAAATTTGTTCTGCTGCATTGGTGCCGGATTTGGCGGTGGCAGCGCCCGGAGTTTGTCCTTGACGACCGGGGATGGCGGGGTCATACACCCTATATGCAAGACCGCTCAAGCATAAACCCGAGAGACCAACGCCAGTTAGCCGATTTGGTTTCGGACCACAGCACAGCCGGCAACGGCAGTGAGAACGCCGGCAAGACGAAGAACCCGGCCGCCGTGGCGCTGGGGCGACTTGGAGGACTAATAGGTGGCAATGCCAGAGCAGCCAGCCTCAGTGCCGACCAGAGGAAGCAGGTCGCGCAACGTGCGGCTAGAGCAAGATGGGCAACCCGAGACAACGGTTCCGCCTGACAGCCCTGCAACGCAGGTTAGCTCTACGGATGAATTTGCGAGTGGAAATGATTTTTTAATCGTAAATTCACCAATGGAAGCTAATTTATTTATTGATGTGGTGCGCGCTGTAACTCAAGGCAAAGTCAACAAAGGTCTTGTTCTATCGATCGTGACCTGGGGTGGTTCTGCCGACGAAGCTTACAGAGTTGGACGCTATTTGCAGTCGGCCTATGATCGGATAACTGCTTTTGTGCCCGCGTGTTGTAAAAGTGCCGGGACGTTGCTAGCTATAGCAGCGAATTCCTTGATAATGAGCCCTTTTGGGGAGCTTGGTCCGCTGGACGTTCAACTTCGCAAAAAGGACGAAATATTTGGCCGCCGATCGGGATTGATCACCCGCGCCGCAATCAGCGATTTAGGATCCCATACCTTCGAGATGTTCGAAAACTTCATGTTAGGGATGATTGGTAATAGCTACGGCAGTGTGTCATTCAAAATGGCGGCCGATATCTCTGCTAAAATGTCGAGCGAAATCATGAGCAAGATCTATGAGCAGATCAACCCTGATAGTCTGGGTCAAGATTTTCGAGATCTCAGTGTCGCAACGAAATACTGCGAGCGCTTAGCTAGGTGGTCTGGAAATATCTCCAATGATGGCATAAGAAAGTTGGTTCACGACTATCCATCGCACGATTTTGTCATTGATAGCGAAGAGGCAAAGGAAATTTTTGTGCATGTGGATTTACCGACACCAACAATCGACCAATTTTTCCGCGATAATATATCCTGCCTGGTGAAACCTCGTGATGGCGAAGACGTTGTGATCAAGTTGATTGATCAAGGTGGACAGAATGGAAGAGCAGACAACACACAGGAGAAATCCGGTGCTACCTCAGGTCAGCCGGGAGCGAATGGTAGAGACGCCAGCACAACGGCTCCGACGCCGTGAAGCGCTGTTTGCGCTCGGGATAGATTATACGAACGCGCTTTCAGAGGCATCACGCCATCGGCCTGGGAGGCAATCTGATCCCCGCAACGATCACTGCAAGCAAACAGACCCGGCTTAGGCGGGTAACGATAAGTTGTAGGTAGGCTGCGCAAAACGCGCGGCTGGCGGGAATTTGGGCCGGAGCAGATATGGGCCGGTCATCCCCGCCAACCACCCCACCGCCTGCTACGGTTAGATCTTCCCAAGGTTGAGGCGCGGAACCGTCGCTTCCTGCGGATCGCCGACGATCGCCGCTGTCATCTCATGGCTCATCCGATCGGCGATCTCCTTCGACAGGTTGGCCGCTGCCAGGCCAAGGAAGCTTCGCGCCGGTATAGGTCTGCTGCCAACACAGTAGATCCTCTGTTGCCAACAAAGTAGATCG